TAAGGCTCACGAAAAATCTGTGTACAGTTTTTTAACCTACGAACTTTTTTACGAGTTTCAGCTCCAACTGCAGCACCTTCAGCAATACCACTTACACCTTGAGTAGCAAAAGTTTCAGCATTTGTTAAGTTTGCACCATCAGTACCAGCTTCATATGCAAACTTACCACTTGAACTACCAGCACCTGAAGCAGTACCAATAAATGTAATTGTTGTAATCTGATTATCTGTAATCATATCAGTTGCATCAGCTACACTATTGTATGTAAAAGTAGTACCAGAAAAAGTACCACCAACAAATTGTACGTGCTTATCTGTTGGACTAGCCAAGTTTACTTCTTTACCAATAGCAATACACATAAAGTGAGTGTTGCTTTCGCCTTGACCACTTGAACCAGAAATAGTATAAATACCACCTAATTCAAAAAGCTCAACTTGCGCTTGTCTTGGTAATTTAATAATTGATTGATGACCATTTGCGCCACCAGTTTGTGAATCTACAACATCACTATCTGCAGTCATTTCTGCTGCAGTTAATTTAGTAGACCTTTTGATAAAATACTCATCTTCCATCCATTCAAAAATCGGTACAGGAGTTCCGACTGTGCCTGCACGACCTGAAACAGATAGCAAAGGTGTGACAGATTCATTGTAATAATAAATCTGTGGACCTAATTCGAGTACTTGTCTTTGTGAACCATCAGAGAACTGAGTTGCAGTTCCTGAACCATATGTATATGCCATTTGACATTACTCCTCTATTAAGGTTATTTTTTGCTAAATTGCATAATACCTTTCATAAATTCGTCAAGTTCTTTATCTGCTGGTTTTTTTACAGGTGGAGCTTTTCCTTCGACTGCTGCTCCACTTTGTACTTTTTCCATCTTCAACACTTTATTGTCCTTAACGTCTTTAGAAGTAGTATTTGCATCTTCTTGTTTATCATTAAGAACTTTCCATACTTTTACCATGTTTTTAGTTGTAACATTTTCTGGTGCGTTCATAAAACCATAAAATGATTTTATTTCTTCATCAGACATACCTAAAGATTTAAGCTCATTTATTTCAGCTTGTCTTTGTTTAACTTTTGTTTCTTCTTTACGAATACCTTCAAATTGATTCATAGCTTTTTTAGCGCCTTGGTCAATTAACCATTGGTCGTATTCCATTCTCCATTTTTGAGATTCTGAACCTTCGATTTGTTCTTCTGTAATATCATAATCTTCAGGCTTTGCAGGAGGTCCATCAGCTTCTTGCTTTTGAGCTTCTTGCTGTAGCATCTCAATTAGTTTTGGATTTTCATTAAGCCATTTATCTAAAACTTCTAGTTTTTCGTAATGAGTACTTTTTTGTTTTAACTCAGATTCAGCTTTATCTTTTGCGCTTTGAATATTCTTATAGGCATCAGCAAGTTTTGCTCTACCATCTTCAGTATCTTCAAACTTGTTATCTATCAACCATTTTCGAACTTCTTCAACAGCTTTTTCTTCTTTTGCTGTTTGTTCTTCAGCAGAAACTTCTTGTGTTTCTTCTTGAGTTTCTTCTGCTTCTGGGTTTTGTACTTCTTGTTCTTCTGCTTCGCTTTCCACCGCTGGTGCTAATGAGCCTTCATTAAATTGGGTAAGCATACCCATAAGGTTATCATTTCCAGTTTCTTGTGTACTTGTCGCTTGTTCAGACATTAGATGCTCCTTTACTTATTGGTTATCCTAATCCAAAAGGTTCATCGACTGGATTAGGAGCCGATTGTTCTGAGTTAATCTCGTTTCTGAGTCCAGCTATACCAATAGCTGTTTGTTGTGTTAATTCCTTCTGTTTCCTCTCTTCATTCTTTGCTGTCGCCCTCAAGTTACTAACCGCCTGCTGTACAGGTTTTGTAGCCTCAGATACTTCTGCTCTCATCTTACTATGGAACAGTTCTCTTTCTCTTGTTTGCAAGTCACCAGTTATTGCTTTTAATTGATTAGCAAGCTGTTGATTTTCTGCTCTAAGTTTTTCTATTTCACTCATCCTAGCTATTAATGATGTTTTATCTACATCTCCTTGTAGACCCATAATAACTTGAGTTTTATCATATATACCTGCTTGCAATAATTGAATATCTCTTGATAAATCTGCAGTTGGGCTTTTAGTTCTTGTACTTCCAATAACAACACGAATATCAACTTCAGCAGTTGTAACATCGTATATTCTATCTATTGCTAGTGTATAATCATTTAGTACAGGTACATTGATTTTTAATTCTTTTTCTATGCCTAGCGGATTCATAACTCTAAGCACTCTTTCTTTATCGTAAACATATGGAATATATTTAGATACAATCTTTCCAATATTAGTTAGCATGTCATATATTGGAAGTATTTTAAAATTTTGTTTTCTTGAAGCTGACTCATCTAATATTCTAGCTTCTCCAAAAGTTCCGACTGCTCCAGCAGGGTTGCCTTGTTGAAATTTGTATGAACCAAAAACAGTTTCTATATCTGTTTCATATCTTTGTTTTTCAACATAAAGTTGCGAGCTAATTGCAGGCGGAGATAATTCTTTTATTTTACCTTCTCGCAAAGCAGATGGATTTGCACGAATTATTGCATTTGGTACAAACCATTTTTCTAATTCTTCAGGGTCAATAGCACCATCTTCGTAAATAAGTTTGAAGCTGGCAGTGCTTGTAGCATGTGAGATAAGCAATGCCTCGGTTCTATTTAACATACGCTGTGGGGTTTTTGCATGCCTCACATCGCCAGCTGGAAATGGATTACCATTATGTTCATTACAAGCTGGTACTATTGGATAATCTTCTAATGGTAAAACTACGTCGTATAAAATTAAATCTCCAACAGCAAATATTTCTCTTATTCTTGTTACATATATTTTTTCTTCTTCAACTTGATTTTCTTCTATATATGCTTTAAATCTTTTAGTATTTTTAAATTCATCATATTCTTCTTTGGTAAAACTTTTTTGTCTTTTAGTAATTGAATCAGTTAAAAGTATTTGCTCTTCAGTTACTTTACACCATCTTATATATTTTCTTATTCTTGGCTGACCATCATCATTTACATCGGCTCTACGGATAATTTCATCACGATTATATTTTGTTGTAGCGTAATCATCGTCACGATAATCTTCTCTAGCATCATCTATTTCTTTTGCATACTCTGGAAACACAGACTTCATAGCAGTCTTTGTTGTTGTATCAGAAAGTATTAATGATGCAGCATCTCTAAAAAATGGGTCAGTTGAATTTGGGTCAA